CCTATTGGACATAAAGTATTAATTCATAGTGCTAACAGTGTCAATTTAGCCATCACAGCAACGATTGAATATGATGATGGATATTCTTATGAGGATTTAAAAACACAGCTAGAAGAGGCTTGTAAGAAGTATGTACTGTCTCTGCGTGAAGCGTGGGAGAAATCCACGCAGCTAGTAGTGAGATTGTCTGGCATCGAAAGCTATATCCTTAACGTACAGGGAGTACTTGATATCTCTAATGTCACTGTTAATGGGCAGACTGAAAATATTAGACTAGAAGAATATGATGTACCTGTATTTGCATCTTATACGGAGGCTTAATTATGGCTGAACTTAGAAAGATTGAAATACCAGAAGTACTTAATGACATTCCAGAAATTAGAGAGATTTACAAATTGTCGGAAAAATTCATGTCAAAGTATATGGATGATGTGCAAGCAGTACATGATGATATCTTTATTTCAACTTCTACTGAATACGGTATTTTTAGACGTGAAAAAATTCTAGGAATCTCTCCAGACGTTAGAGACACATTAGAGTCAAGACGTGCTAGAGTGCTTTTAAAGTGGGCTGATGCAACTTCAAAAAATCCATTCAATTTGTTTTGGCTAAAGTCAAAGCTTAGTAGTTTTATAGGTGAAGAAAACTATATCTTATCTTTAGACACGAAAAATGAAAAGATGACATTACAAACATATATCGACACTTTCGGCTTATCAAGCAGACTTGATAAATGGCTTGATACGATTATTCCTTTAAATATTGTCGTAAATTCGCACAACGATATACGTATCACTAATACTACTGAATTATCTTTTGGCGGCACTAATGTGCTAACAGAAATCGTAAATAACAGCGACAATGACATTTACAACATTTCAAAATTAGGTGAAAGCTCAGTAAATGGCGCTACAAGTGTTATTGAATATATTTCAAACAAATAGGAAGGAGATATGAAGAATGGCAAGCTATAAAGCAATCGTTATTACTAAAAAAGGTCAGGCATTAATGAGCAAGATCATGAGCGGATTAAGCGGAGTGAACTTCACAAAAATTAAAACAAGCTCTGCTTCTTACTCAGATGCATCACTAGAAGGATTAACTTCTCTCGGAAGCGTGCAACAGGAAAGTGCAATTTCAAAAATCGAGAGAATTGCTCCAGCAACAGTGCAGCTGCAGGCTGCAATCACTAACAGAACATTAAATACAGGTTACTACGTTAAAACCGTGGGCATCTATGCCACTGATCCTGATGAAGGAGAAATTCTTTATGCTGTAATGAGTGCTGATAACGCAGCATGGATGCCACCGTATAACAACTTGAGCGAATCAAGTGCACAGTTCAACTTATCATTAACAGTTGGTAATGCTGATAATGTATCAGTACAGGTATCCGGCTCGGCAGTAGTAACTCAAAGTGAGTTTCAGGAAAGAACATCTGCATTCTTAAGCGTTGAAGCAGATGGCGTTTACATTAATTACACTAAATAATAATAAGGAGGATGTTTATTAAATGGAGGATAAATACAAATTACCAAGCGCGGAGCAGTTTGATAAGTTAAATGCTTCGCTCAATGAAATGGGAAATATCATTGCTAAGGCAAATGGTATCAACAACACCAATTCGTGGACTGAACTAGCATCTATGGTGCGCTTAGGAAAAGCTAATGGTTACTTTAATTATGGTGATCAGGTTGTAGAAGACTGGATAGATATTGACAACAACAATCGAGCATATCAGAATCCTTGGGATGTAGCTAAGTTTGATGATTCCATGGAATCCGAAGATGGCTCAACATTTAAAGGCATGTATTTGAAAATGCATTATGCAATGTTGAAAGGTATTCAATTCTCTCATCAGCGTGCATTCTATGCAGCAGTTGATGGTTTAACAGCAGGAACATATAACATCACTTTTGGTGCTGATTGGGGCAATGCCAAAAATGGAAAGACTTATCAATTTACATTGGCACAGGCTGTAGAAAAAGGTGGACGATTAGCTGGATTCTATGGTATGTCTGATACACAGCCAACTACATGGAAAGTATATAACTATGGTGCCGACGGTAAGACATTAAAAGAAACGGTTGATGTAATCGAAGGTTCAGAAGGTACATTCTTAGGAACATTGCAGCTTAATACAAGAGACGGCAACTTGAATTCTATGCAGGAAACTGGCTATGGATGTAACGACTGGGAAATCTCAGCTATGAGACAGTACTTAAACTCCAGAGCTGGAAAAGGTGCATGGTGGCAACCGCAGGATAAATGGGATGTTGCTCCTGACCAGTTAAATACTACTTCAGGATTCTTGTCTGGTGTAAGTGATGACTTCTATAATGCAATGAGAACAGTCAAGGTTACAACAGTTAAGAATGATCCAACGTATTCAGGCGCAAGCTCAGTAACTTATGACAAAGTATTCTTGCCATCATTGGAAGAAATGTATGTAAATCCGCAAAAAGCAGGAGAAGGTACTTACTATCCAGTAATGAAAGCTACAAGCGGATTAGGAACCCCTATGGCCCAGTATGGTACGTATCCAAAAATTATTACATACGCGTTAGAAAATCATGCAAGCGCTCAGTATGTGCGCTTGCGTTCGGCCGTTGTAGGCAATGCTTACTATACGTGGTATGTCTACTACAGCGGCAGTGTCAACGGCAGCTACTACAACGCTAGTAACGCGGGTAGAGCGTGCCCCGTTTGCGTGATAGGTTAATCTAATAATCCCACCGAGCCACTGCATCGGTGGAAATTCTTATAAAGTCATCAATCGCACTAAAAAATATTTAAAGGAGCTTATTGAAAATGGAAATTAAAAGAATCAATCAAACGCCAGAAGAAAGAGCTGAGCAGGAATACGCTAATTCTACTGCTATGACTAATGCAGCTAATATCGAATACATCGCTATGATGTCAGATATTGATTTACCAACTGAAACAGATGAAACAGGAGGTACTGAAAATGAGTAAATTTGCAAACAGAGTTAAATACTACTACGATGCCGGCTTTTGGAATAAAAAAATGGTACGCAATGCTGTAGTTAAAGGCAAGATCACCGAAGAAGAATTTAAAGAAATTACTGGCGAGGATTACTAATGAAGTCTGGTATCATTCTAGAAAACGATGATTTAAAGAAAATTATTGCTAGACATTTTGGAGTCGAAGAATCCAAAGTTATCAAAGCTAAGTACCACTGGATGGTTGCAGGTGTTCAACGTATGAATGAAAAATTAGAAGAAGATAACAAGGATTTCTCATTATTAAATATTTAAAGGCTGTGCTAAACAGTACAGCCTTTTTAAGTACAAAAAAAGGAGTAATTATTATGAATCATATTATTAAAGATATCATCTTAAGAACTGTCTACACGTTCTTAGAATCTATTTTATCTATGCTAGTTGTTGGCAATTTAATCTCTTCTTTTGATTGGGTTACTATCATTTCAGTTAGTGCAACTGCTGCGCTTATCGCTTTCATTAGAGCGTTATTGGTTGCTATTAAAAAGATTGATCCAGAAGTGACTGATTAGAGATTAGATGGAGGTTAATTGTTTTGAACGCTAGTGTAATTGCAGGTATTATAACTTTCTTGCTAGGAAGTATTACATCTTTATTAGGTTTTGCTTCTTTCTACATTTCAAGAAAGAAAGATACAGCTAATGATGTAAAAGCCACAGTCGAGCAAAACACAAAGATTAACTGGAAGCTCGATCAGCTATGCGATGATACAAGAACCATGCGAGTGGATATGCAAACGCAGTACAAAAGCATTGATACTAAATTGGATAAACTAAATGAAGAAGTTATTATATTGACACGTGATCAAAAAACGCTCTTTACTCGACATGATGAAAATAAGCATGATATCAATAGACTTGATGAAGAAGTGCAGGAACTTAAGAACAGGATTGTAAGACTAGAAGCTTTCGAAGGAGGTAAATAGTATGATTAAATGGAACGTCAAAAAAGCTCTAAGTTCAAATTATGGAGATAAAAGAAAAGTATCCGAATTGAAGTACATTGTGATCCACTATACAGGCAACAATAAAGATACAGCAAAAGGAAATGCGAATTATTTTGCATCAGCAAAGAAAAAAGCAGGAGCAAACTGTTTTGTTGATGGAAAAGGCACATGGAAGTCAACGCCAATCAGAAATGTTCCTTATTCGGTAGGGGTTTTGCATAATAGAAAGTATGCTAAATTGTGGGGAAAATGCACAAACAGGAATTCAATCAATATCGAGATCGCATGTGATGCAGGAAATTATCTTCCAACAAAAAAAGCAGTTGAAAATGCTATTGAACTTACCAAGTATTATATGAAGAAGTACAATATTCCACAATCGCATGTTGTAAGACATAAAGACGTTTGTGGAAAACAATGTCCTGCGTATTGGTGGGATGATGCAAAATGGAAATGTGAGTTCTGGAACAAGCTAGGCAGTCATACGACTGCTGTTGCTGCAAGTGCATCAGCAACTTCAAAGCCAGCTAGTGCCAAAACAAGCGTTGCGAAATATTCAACAGGTAAATATAAGGTTACATCTGATACATTAAGAATTAGAAAAGGGCCTTCAACAAAAACAAAAGAAGTTGGGAAAATCAAAAAAGGTGAAATCTACACAATCACAAAAATCAGTGGATCTTGGGGATATCTTAAGAGCGGTGCTGGATGGATCCATTTAGGATACTGCAAAAAGGTGTAATAATGTAATTCATGTGCATTTATGATTATCTGATTGAATTTGATAAAAGATGCATAATTGCAAAGTGGTAAGAGAGGGTGTTCAACCCTCTCTTTTTTTTATTTTTTTCAATAAATTTCATTTTTTCTGTTTACATACGTACGTATATATGTTAATATAATCTTGGAAAGAGGGGAAGGGGATTTCCCCGAGGGAGGAATAAACATGAAACATAATTATATCGATACATTAAATGAAGAACTAAATGAAAAGAAACAGGAAATCATTGATTTGGCGAATGCTGATTTAGAATATTATTTTGAGAACAAGAATGATGAAGACTATTCCTTTTCGCAAGAAGAAATCGAAGAATACGAAAGCTTTGGAAAAGAATATAGATT